AACGACATACCTCGGACAGCACTTGCAGACGTAGAAGCTGCCAATATCTTACTGCCATTTTCTAACTCCAGAGATCCCTTGTTCCATGCCACAATACCCTGTTGCATCCACTTGGGCAAGTTTTCGTATGCAGTCTGTAACCTTCCAAGAAGTTCCCTTGCGGTTGCTGCTTTGTTTGCAAGAATGCCAATATTAACACTGTCGTTAAAGACAGCATAATGCAAAAGATAAGATACGACTGTAGTGGATTTACCAGTCTGTCGTGGCATCTTACAGATATTAAATCTGTTCTCATGGAAGTTATTGATTAACTTCTCTTGAAAGTGATATGGATGAAATTGTGTGAGACCCTCATCAAGAGAAACAATCTTGATATAATTGTTGGCAAAATAAACAGGGTCTTCCTTACATTTCATAAACTCAAGAATTTGCTCTTGAGTAAACTCAATGGCGGTATTTGCTTTTTTTAGATTAGGATTGCCAAGGTATACATTATCAGACATAAATTATCAGCAGTTCCAGGCTCTTAGTGATTTATTGATTCTGCTATCAGGATCGTTTGCAGTTTTGGAGGAAGTCAACTTCTTCTTCATCTCGCACAAAAGCTCTTTCTACGAGGGTTCCCAACTTTCTTTGAAGGTCTCTTAAGATCGCTTCCTGGGTTTTCACGCTCATACGACTTCCTACCTTTTTCATTCAAACCTCCTTCTGGATTCTTACCTGACTTTTTTTGCCAGTCTTCCGTATGTAGGAGGGGTTGTCCTGGTTCATAGTCAGAAACTTCATAATTCCTTACTTTTGCCCCAGGATAGACCTTTTCAATTTGTGCCTGTACTTCATTTCTTCCGGGAACCTTGACGGATGGGAAGAACATTTGAATGACATACATCTTACCTCTGAAGGTAAGAAATACTCTTACGATTTG